GGTGTCTGCTGTTGATGCACTAAGGGATACAGTCAATCTGTTGCCCGATACATTGGTTCGCCCTGCTTGAGTAACTGTAAGAGTCGTCATTGCTATCAATCCGTTCAGTATGTCTTTCCTTATAACAATAACTTACTATTCAAGAATAGTAAACTATGACTCGGATTGGCCCTGTGGAAGTATGAAATGTGTTTGCACTTAGGAATTGAAGAACAAACTTGACACTGCCACAGACTCTCCCGGTCCATGGTTGAACACTGCCGACCACTCTAGGGGTTCCGCCTGCATCAGCGACATTAGGGGCCGCTGGTGTGCTATGCCCTGACAGCCCAGTCCTAACACTCAATGCAATATCCATTGTAGTCCCGTTCTGTGCCGCACCTTCATTGGTTTGAAATTGATAAAAGGTTTCAGGGTTTTGTCCTGTGAAGTCAACGCCTCCAATAGGTGTGAAGAGGTTTTCTTGACTACCTGACATGGTAAAGAAGTCACCATTGACCATACTGAATTGTCCTTTAGTGGTTTCAACATCAGACTGTGTAGTAGCCAGCGACATACCCACATCAAGTTTAATCGTATGGATTTCACCGTTGATCGGAATCTTTGCTGATTCAACCATTGGGTTTGACGCTAAATCAGCCTCATCGAATTGATAGACTAGACGATTGACACGAGTCCTAGAAGCGTATCGCCCATCACCATCATCAATGGTGTGTTCAATAATACCCATCAAGCATCAACCCCTGCATTGAATGCAAGGGCCTTTTCAATCAAAGTGGCTTTGGTATCCTTCGTAACCGTAGGAATGCCTTTACTTCTGCACCATGACATCATTTGCGCTCTTGACATTGATTCACTGAATTGAGGTCCTTCTTCGATTGCATCAATCATTGCTTGAGACTGTTCAGTAGTGGCGGGTGGTGTTTCAACCACTGTTTCAACTACTTCTTCGACAACTGGGGTTTTATCCTCAACTGCGTCAAGCATTGCTTTTGATTTGTCTTCAGGTTCTGAATCCGATACTGTCCACATTGAAGCACCATTGTCGATCATCGGGATGATGACTTCTTTGATGAATGCTTCAGGGACATCTGTTCGGGCCTCGCCACGAGCGAATCCAAACTTAAGTGGATGCAATTTGAAGTGCGTCAATTCAGCGTAAGGCCTTGCACCTGTGTAGGTTAAGGTTAGAGTCATAAAGACTCACCTCAAGCATACAAGAAGCAAAGTCGGTGCGTATCGCCAGCGGTTCCTGAACCGGAGGTGAAGTTGATCACAGCGTTGTTTGTTCCTGAAAGGTAAACTGCTGTTGGGACTTCAAAGCCACCGGACATGTTGTTGACTGAAAGAATTGCTAGTCCGTGGGTCCCACTGACTCCGACAATTCCTGTTGAGGTCAAGTCGATTGCTGATGCACCTGCGGCTGTGCAGACTACATCAAGAATCATCATCTTGACTCCGCCTTCCGCTTGTGAATCTGCGGCAACACCTGTAATGCCTGCCAACCATGCGGTTGAATCATTTCGGGTTCCCATCCAAAGACCTTCGTCTAGGACTACGCTTGCTGTTGTTTCTTCGATATTTGTTACTACTGCCATCTAAATCATCTCTTTAATTTTCATTTCTCCGTTGAGATCAAGCACTTAGGTCCCTCACCTTGCCGTGTGCGCCATAGAACAGTTGCCATAGGTTGCCCATCGTGTGGAACATTCCCATTTGACCTAGACGGTTGATACCGAATGGGTCTCCTGTCTCAATGCCTGATTCGTGATAGAGAGTTGGTTTTGCAGTGCAGAAGTAGGTGTAATCAGTATCCATGTAGTATAGACGGCTGATTCCTGCTCCTCCTTCGTTGTGAACATCCTTAGAAGGAATAAGAGGCACACCGTTGTATGTAGCAACGATAAACCCTGCCTCCATACCCGGAACACCTTTCACGCCGTTGACACCCGGAACAACTTTCTTCATTTCAGTGAAGCGTTGTTGAGGTTGTAGCAACTGTTGAATCTTCTCAAGAGTATCGTATCCAGTCATGATGACCTTTGGTTGTCCACCACGCTCCCAAATGTTGCGGAACATGCCATCGAGGATGTTCAGTGTAAGTGGGCGTTCATCACCATTGGTTCCCGCATCAACATTTGCATCAGACCATTCTTGCGTTGCCGCTTCAGGTCGGCTGATGTTGTATTGGTCGTGGTCGCCTGCCGATACATCGCCAAAGGTTGAAGCCTTCTCGATCTTAGCGGATGAAGTAATACGGTCAATAGAGTCAAAGTCATTCAATGTGGTGCTACGGTAGGAAATATCCTTTAGAAGCATTTTGTTGATGGTTTCAGCGTGGTGCTTGGCCATCTCCATTTTCATGACAGCACGAGCATCACCAAGACCGTCATCCTTGTCAGCAAGGAACATTGCGGTTTCAGTGAGGTCAAAGGTGTGAGCCACTGTGCGTGGTTTGTCATTGACATGCAAGAAAGTTGGTTTGCTTGTTTCAGGCAGTGTTGCGTTTTCAGGAACGCCGCCACCCTTGCTAGAATCAGGCTTGCCAGTGACGACTCGCCATCCACTCTTTTCCCATGGTTTCTTTGGCATGATTGAAAATGCGTTAAACTCTTGGTTCAACTGTGACCAAACCTTACGGCCAAAAATAGCCTGATAGGTTCCGCTTGTAGTGGACATCAATGGAGAGTCAGCCTTCAATAGGTCTGTTCCGCTGTATGCCCATGCGTTGTTTCCTGCTCCTGCACCGTAATACAGTCGCTCCATGTCTTCAATTGTTCGTAGGTATCCTCGTGATCCGCTCATTTCTTTTCATCTCCTTTTTTCAAGTTGTATTTTGAAAGGATTATTCTCCTCTCAAGGCCCTCCGTGCCAAGTCTTCAGCCGCAAGCCATCCATCGACACCATTGCCCATTGCGTTAAACTCGTCATGGGTTGGCACACGAACAGATGTTGTTGCAGGTTCAGCAACGACGGACTTCTGCAAGTCAGTGTTTTCTTGCTTCAATGAGGCAATCTCATTTCGCAGGGAGTTGATTTGTCCACCAAAGTCATTTTGCTTTTGGATGGCCAATGCATTTTCCGTTTCAGCATTGTAACGGTCTTTCCACTCTTTTTCAACAAGGGATTTGACTGCTTCTTCATCACGAATGGATGCGTAAGCGTGGTATCCTCGTTCAAGGGATTGAGGTGAAAGGTTCAAGCCGCCTTTGATAACCTGCTTGTTACCTGAAGGTGCATTCATCTTCATCGAGCCAGTTTGCTTGATGACATTCTGATTGCCGCTTGCTGATGGCAAACTTGGGTAAGATGGTTCAGAAGCGGATTCTCCACTTCCTTCAGCATCTCCTTGACCACGGTGACTGTATCCGCCACTGCCTTCTTGGAGGTAAGCCTTCTCAAGACCGAAGTGGTTACGGAGGGAATCAAGGTTGACTCCACTCTCGTGAGCAAACTTCTCAAGCGTATCGATGTATGCAATTGCACTACTATCGGCATGTTGATCAGTCTTAACAACTGGTTCATTTGCTGGTTCTTCGTCTTCAATGTGCTTTAACACACGGCTTAGGCTGTCTCGTATTTCGCTCAATGCTTCATTACTCATTTCTTGTTCACTTCCTGTATTGTCCATTTTAAGGATTGTATATCGGGCTTCCGGGTTGATGCCCTTTTTGCACAAGGTAATCTCGTGCAATTCTAAATCGGTAATCTCCCTGTGTGTCCCATGTTCAGGGGTGGTTTTGGTTACACGGAATAACGCTTGACCACCGATAGAGAATGCTTTGAGGTCGCCACTGCGAACCTGCTTTTGGACTTCACGAGCCTTTTGGATGTCGTCACGGACACGGCATACGACAAAGAGTCCATGCTCGTCCACTTCTGATTTCCAAACTCGTCCTTCCGAATCTGTATAATTGTCAACTACTTCACCGACTTGAATGCCGCTATGTGCTAGTTGAACATTTCTGAATGCCTTGTTACCCATAAACTTCGTGAATGCCTTTGACAATGCAGATGCTGGGATTCGATCACCCTGCTTGTCAACCATGTCCACACTTGCATATCCCGCAATGTATAGGTCACTACCTTCTGACGCTTTCAGAATAAAATCGCTTCCAACAGCCGAGAACCCTGCGGTTCTGACAGTAGGATTAGCCATTATACTGGTCGCCATGAAATCCGAGAATCATGTCTTTCTATATGAAGGGTGTGCATTATCAGTTGATCTAATATATTGAATGTGTATGGGTCTAAATATGTCAGACGAGGAACATGAATGCAGTATATGTGGTGGGGAGTTTAATGGTGAAAATGGACGACTGGCGTTCATTGGGGGTGTTTTAATCAAAATAGGACCGTGGTGCATATCTCCTATCATGGAGATGTTCAAAGACCAAATTATTGGGGATTTCATAGAAGACCTCCCCGATGCACTTAGAATAGAGATTGAAAAACACTCAAGCGAGTAATTCATCTTCTTCAAGTTGGTCAGTGGCTTCAACCTTAGTCCTTACTTCTTCTTCAGTTGCCTGTGCTTGAGGAGTCCTCAATGGATAGGAGAGTTTGGCCCGACCCATTTCAATATCAATACTAGCGGGTCCGTCTTTCTGTGGGTCCATACTAATTTGCAGGTGGTATGGCTGTTCCACCTCCTCCTCCGGTTCTTCATCATTCAAATTAGACAAAGCACCTATTGTTGTAGCATCATCGTCGGTCAACTCCGTTGGACCTCTTGGTGCGGTAATATCTGCTTGCATTCCTGACCATGCGCCGCCATCAGGCGAAGCACCATTCATACGAGGATATACGAAGTTTTCAATGATGTCATCATCAATTGCCTCATTTACGGTCCACTTATCTCCCTCCTCGGTTCTTTCAACACCGTATTCAGGGCCAAAAACCTCAATCATTTTAGGGGTCAACCCCTTGACAGCAGTGCATAACTCATCTGAAGTCATTGCTTCTTCAGCATCAGACAACGCCCTGCGTGCGTGAACCATCATGTGAGACTTTTCTTCACGATCACCGCTGTCATCAAGTAATTCAGGCGCACGGAGAATCAAATCGTCTTCTGTATTGACACGCTTACGAGGTTTCTTTCTTTTAGAAGGGGCTGAATGTATTGCGGAATGTGTCCCGCCTGTTGTTGACGACACCGTGCCAGCACCACCAGCACCAGCACCAGCACCAGCACCACCGCCGCCAGCCGCACCTTCTTTCAATAAGGCAATAGCAACTGGACCCCATAGTTTCAGTTGAGTCCTCGCATGTTTCACTAGCGTGGTGGTTCCCCTATACAGGTCGATGTCCATAGCATGTCTGCCATTGAATTGACCTTTAACGATAACTGGCTCTAATAACCCCGGATACTCCAAAATGATGTCCTGTCCTTTCACCATTACTTCAGGCAGTGGTCCATATGGGACTGTCTTAGCAATTTCTTCATCAGCAAAGTGAACCCATTTAGGGTGCATCTCTTTACCTTTGATAAAAGTCGAGGTGGCATCCCTAATCAACAAACCAGTGCCGCCCAATTCGTCCACTGCCTTTGCTAAACCATGCTCATCAGTAGTGATACATGAGTTTGGCATTGGGAAGTGAAGGTATTCATCTGAATGATAAAGTGTTCTTAGAGCGTTCAATCTGTCTTCTAAAGGCTCCATGTGAAGGTCTGTTCCTTTATGGACTAGGAGGTCAACCACATTCAGTTTGTCTCCTTTCACATATGCATCAACCGTAAAGTCACCTTTACGCTCTTTCAATGCTTTTTTGACCTTTGATGGCAAGTCGATTGGGTCAACTCTTTTACCCTCTTTCTTAACAAGCATTCTCTTACCTTCAGGCATTTTCTGAACAACCCACTCACCACTAAATCCTTTGATAGTGGATAGGTCATCTAAATCGTAAACCGTGTGGGCTGGCTTGATCATCGTTTCAAACACACCAGTCGGCTCATAGTCATCCGCTTTTCGCAATGAACCTGTTTGAAGAGGTGCATACCCGCTTTGATCAACTGAAGAGATTGCATTGATGTCCTTTGTTTTAGGCGATAACTTTGACATTGGACCCATGAGAGCAGGGGATATTGCCCTCACTAAATCAGCATGAGCCGTTCTTTGGAGTATGTTGAAAGGGGCATCAGCAATGTTGTATGCGTATCCCTGTTGTTCCGGGTCATAACGCCATGTTAAGGTGGCGGGCATGTCATGCCCCCAAGCGTCAGTATCGCCACTCACATAAGTTGGGGGAACGATAGCATGGGAATCAGGGGAGACTGGCCCCACTGAACCCATAGTCGAAGACATTTCCGCATTCGGTGCTAGAGTTTTGTAGGACTCGCCCATTTGCATACGAAGTAATGAATGGTTTGCCGCCGCCGCTATTTGTTGAAGGTTGCCTCGACAAATAGTATGCATCATCTCATCATCAGAACCCATTGGATTCAAAACTTGAGGACCAAATTGAGCAATCACCTTTTGAGCATGTTGTTGCATAACACGAGACATATGACTGTTTGAGGCCCTAAAGTGTTCGTTATGATGACTCCAATAGTCATCAGTTGAAAACGGATGCTCCTCTCGCCCATAGCCGGTTCTAGGTCCCCCCATGTCGGTTTGAGCGGCTAATGCACGCCCTAGACTGGACATCATCAAAGCGTCATCGGGGACATCAATACGACCACCGCTCAATTCTGAAGGGTGTTCATGTAACCTGTTTGATGCCGCTGAATACATTGCGAGCCTCTTTTGATAATCATTGTCAGGGTCGAAGGTTGAACCCAATGCGGCCCTGCCGGGGTGGTCCGGCTCCATTTGATTAACAGCACTAGGAAAATGAGTCCCACCTTGATTAAACGAGCCAGCCTCTTCTAAGTCATGGTTGATCAGATGTTTATTCATCCAACCCCCATTGAATATATCAGGGTAAGACTGACTTAATATGCTATCCAATGAATCTATACTCCTGCCAACTCCCCCCCAATACTGGTATGGTTCCCAATGATGGTAATTCATTGAAGGCTCGATACCTGACTCACTTGATACCCAAGGAGACATGTAATGCTGTAAGTCTCCCCCCGGATGTGGTTCTGTTGGCCCGTGTCTATCAGGGGACCTTTGCCACCAAGACGACATTGGCTTGAATCGTTCTCTCCAATTTCTCAATGCACGCCCCCAAGAGATGCCTGCCTTTTCTTGAAATTGATTCTCTATTCGTTTTGCATCAGGCGAACCCTCTTCGGTCATTGCCATTTGTCCCATAAGGTCCATGAAATTACTACGCTGTCCTTCAGTAATCCATTCTAAACCAAACAACTGTGGCAACATGCCAAACGAGGTGGACAACTCCTGTCGCTTATTGTCGTGATATTCCTCATCGCTAAGGAATGAATTACGATTCCGATCACGAGTATAAAGGTCATGTTGGCTCTCAATAGGCAGGCCTAGATAATTGACAACTGACATCTCACTGGTTGGGACCTTTGCTTTAGCCTTTTCATTTTCAGCCATGATTGGCAGTTGCTCAATAGAACGCATGATGTGATGAACATATTCAGGGTCTCCATGTGCCGCACCATGCAATAGAGGGTGGCTATTTGATTTCATGCCAAAGGGATGGTGTTCACCAAATGGGTTATCCTCCTTCGCCTGTGGCCAGTCTTGAGTATAATCGGTTGTAACCTTTGCATGACCTGAAAGGTAATTCTTGAGGTTTTCAGGGATTACCATGCTAGTGGCCGAGACTGGGCTATTCAAATCACGCATCGAATATGCCGGTGTCGATTCAGCCACGGCTAATGTCGAAGCCAAAGCCTCATCTTCAGGCGTGGGCATACCCCCCTGCATTGCTTCGGTATAGGAGGGAATGTCAACATCCTTCAACAAAAGTATTGACAGGACGGTATCGGTTCTTTTGAGAATCAACTCTTCCTGTTCTTTAGACATTCAAAAACCCCCTTTCACAGGCGGTTCTCAATTTGTTTGAGCAATGCCTCTATTTCATTGATGACTTGAATATCTCCGGCATCAGCGTTTTTCTTGATCATTGTCAACTTAGACATTTTATCCTCAACAGAATCTCGATACATCCCTTTGGTGGTTCCGCCATCATTCATGTGCATGTGCAATGATGAGCCTTTTACATCGTATCCGGTTTGATATGATGCGGGCATTGAATATACCTCGCTAATTGGTTTTGATGCCGGTGCTGAATCTGAAAAATGTGGGTAAACTTGGTTGGTTGTATAACCCGCCGCCGCTTGAACGGGAACGCCACCAGCGTGGTCCATAAAAGTAGGAACAGCATTATCGCCGGTTGGGTCCTGCTGATATTTCAAAAGGTCTAACTCCATGGTTAGGATGTCTTTCAATAAACTGCCTTCGGGGGTATTGGAGGGGTCGTGCCATTCAATCATTGTCGCATCACCGTCTGTTCTGCTTGCTTCCACTCTTCTAATTCATCGTGTCTCGATTGCTTTTGAAAAGTGTCCCCAGTCCCATTAAATGGTCCTGAAAAGGATTGAGAATTGTCAGATACATCCCTTTGTAGGGGGTCGTAGGCCTCATCAGCCATTGGAGTTATTACTTTCAACCACCCTGCTTTCTTCATCATGGTTTCAGGGTCATCGAGAGATTTGGTTAGCATGGTGTTCTGTGTTTCTAATGAGACCACACGCTGGCGCAATTCCTTGATTTCAGTGACCATCTCTTTCATCAGGTCGATCTTGGCTTGCTCCTGTTCGTCACTCATTTCAAATCACATCGCTTGAGAGGGGTTCATAGTTGCCGCATCTTGTGGTGGCATTGGTTGAGGCATATTCATTGGGTCTTGTTGCATTGATGCCGCCGCCATTGGGTCATTTACAGGTGGTCCGTGTTGACCTAGTGATGCGTGCATCTCCTTTATCATGGCTAAATCCTGCAATAGGCTCAATTGCTTTTGCCTCATTTTTTCAACATCACCCTGCATTGCTAAAGTGGGTTCAGGGGCAATGCCTGTTGCTCGACTTTGTGAAAGTAATTGTCCAACACTAGCAAACATGTCAGCGAGGCCTTGAATGCCCGAATCCATTTCATCAAGCATACTTCCTATTGCCGATTTAGGAGGTGCGGGTGGCATACCCATTCCCGGCATACCCGCTTCCATTCCCGGCATTTGACCGGCTGGTGAAGGCATTGGAGGCATCATAGCCTGCTTGATGATCAAGCCGTTGTATGCTTCGCCTTCATGACGGAATCTAGGAGATACCGCTTTACTGTTGCCTTCATCCCAATACATTCTAAACGCCTCAAAATACTCGGTGTGGTCGCATTATTGTTGTTGAGCGGCCTTTGCGTGAAACACCAGTCACTTGTTGGTCTTGGGTTCCATCGTAATCTGAATCTGTTGCTTTGAATTGGTATAGATTGCCAGCCGACTTTTGAAGTTGGCTAGAATCTGTTGCCGAGGTAAAGGATTTGGCGAGTCGGTCATGTAGGTCGAGGTCAGATTTCAATTGCGAAAGTGCGTTTTGAGCCGCCTCTAAATGCTTGGCAATATCATCACGATTGTTGTGCTGTATTGCTGTTTGCATTGCTTCTAGTTGCGCTTGCGCTCGACGGGCCATAGGGTCCATCTTCGTAATAATTCCAAAATCTCCAATCGTTTCGCTCATCTCGACCACTCCATCCCATGCATAGGTTGCGTATTATCGTTGCCCCTTTGAACCGGCTCTCCGCTCGATTTGTTTGATTCTATCGTCAACCGCCCTCTCGCTCGATGACTTCATGTCTCTTTTGTCTCCCTTAGTGGATGACAAAGCCGCCTCACCGTCAACTCGTTTGATGTGGTCGGGGGATTGACCGCCGCCTGCTCTATCGCCCATTTGACTGTCGCCAATGGTTCTCAAAGAAGGGAGGTCATTCGCCGCATTTACCGCCGCTGATTCAGGGATTACCATTGAACCCCCTCTATTCGGTGTAAACTCGGTTCGCTTGAATAACATTTCAGGGGTAATCTCCAACTGTTCAACACTGGTCTGAACCGGACCTCCACCCTGCTGTCCACCCTGCTGTCCACCCTGCTGTTCAGCCGCCGCCGCTTGTTGAGCCGCCGCTACTTCTTGAGGGTCAGGTTGCTTGTAATCAAACTCTAGCATTTGGTTGTCCGTGCCGTCTCTTAGGTTAGCATCGAAACCTGCCTGCTTCATTTGCATCATGTTTCTAATCGCCATTTCATCTCGGCGTAGCGTCATGATTTCATCCTCTTCTTCGTGTGGACTCAAAGTCAAGGTCCACTCGCTGATCGTAAATGCCTCCATCAATGCGGGGAATAGAACCGTATTGTAAATGGATTGCGAATAAGCAACTGACCTGTTACTGACCACGATTTGCATACCTTCATTGTTTAAGCCTCCACCTGAAACATCGTTCATGAATACATTTGAAACACCAAAGAATGCGGCTATTCGCTGACGGATGTCATCCTTGATTGGGATATACTGCAACTCTTCTAAAGTGTCCATCATACGGACATATTCAAGACCGCCTCTTCCTGATTCGGTTTCAACACCAACAGTCGGAATGTAATTTGGGTCTCTTTCAAGATGCTCTTGGATATTGCGTGCTGTTCTCTCAACTGTTTCAAGGTTCGATGATTTGATGACCATCACACCACGAGGCATCCTTCGCTTCTGATATGCGGAATAGACATAGTTGTCCATTGCGATTAAGGTGTTTACCTGCCTCCACATTGTAGCAATTGGGCTACGGCCATAGAGTTTAGAAGGAGACCATTTACTTACATGAATGATTTCGTCATCAGTGTAAACTTGACCTGAACCGACTCCTGCTAGGTTCATGTAATGAATCGGGACAACGGCCATTCCTGTTTTAGGACACTTCGCATCTTTGTCAGTGGTTCTAAAGGACCGATCAACAAGACTGGTGAATTGACGGCCACCACGAACACCACGCTTATCTGAAACAATACGCATGAAAATAGGGTCGGCACGAGTAACCTCTTTGATTCGATAAAATTGAGGTTTCTTAGTCGCAGGGTCAATGAAGTATTCCTTTGTCAAAACAATATATGCGTCATCAACAATGTTCAAATCCATTTCGATTTCACGAAGGACTTCAATGAATGACTGCTTCATTCGGTTACTATCGTTAAGAATCAAGTCGGCGTATTCAAGTTGCTCTTTATCGGGGGGCCTGACCTCGCCCCCGCACATTTCACAGGACTCAACCTGTTGCTGATATTGTTCATCACATTCCCTGCATTTAACAACAAACTTTGGCTTCCATGCCCAGCCTTTTCTGAATGTTTCAACATTCAAATGATTTAGAATTGAGCGAAGGACTACACACTCGTATGCCGCCGCATAGAGAGCGGGGATTGTAATTCCTTGAAGCAAAGGTGGTTCCTGAACACCACTTGTAAACAGCGGCATGGCAGGGACCGGCGTGGTATGGCGTTCCATGTCAACGCCAATAGCCGAGAATAACCTTTGCATACGCTTTGAGTTTTCATTGGCCATCAGCAACAACCTCCTTTAGAACCTGATCGAATGTCTCAATGGACCAATTCCATGCTTTCATCATTTCCATTTGTTTCGTGGGCAATGCGTAATTGAATGCTAAAACTTTCTGTGCGTTTTCATCGCCGTCTAAGGATTTCTTCATAATGACCGCATCCTGCTTCTTTTCGTTCATCGAAGGTATTGCCCATTCTAAGGCTTTACGGACAGCAAAGTCCCCCTCAATAATCAAAGATGAACCCTCCGCCCTAACATTCCTGACACCCATCTCACTCTTAACAGCGTTGGCATAGGACGGGGCGTTCAGACTAGAAAATTGCATTGTAAGCCGTGGTTCACCACGAGGTCCAATGCCTAATTCTCCGCTAGTGTCTAGCAATGAACCGACGAGCCTGCCAACATTCTTGATTAGAATATCAGGACGGTCTATGTCATAAAACAAACTTCTTTCATCGGCTCTTGTTCCTTGGCCCGCCGTGATTATATCAAACAAAAAACCATGAGATTTGATGAGTTTTGCTATTTCTTTAGAAGGAGATGATACTCCATATGACTGTAAGGTTTGAGCATTCATCGGACCTCTTTCATACATCACACTCGCACACCGCTCTAAAACTGCATTTTCACGAGATGAAAGCCTTGATGATTTATCAATTCGATTCCGCCATATGTTATGCGCTCGTTCCTTTTGAGCGTCATCGCTAGAAGATGTCCAAGCCTTGACTAATTGTAAAAACGGTATTTTTAGACGGTCAAGGTTCTTGTTTAACTGTTCATAGTCCTTATCATTCAATGGCAATTCATTTACAATATCGGGGTTTACTCCCTCGTAATACTTGACAATGGCTTTTCGTTCTTCGATAATTAGTGGTTGCATTGACTCTAGTGCGTCAAACCTCTCGGCTTTGATCAGAATATCTGTAACCTTTGCACTACTCATGCCAAAGTTATCCTGAAAGTAAGAGCGTGTTATTGGCACTTCGGCTTGAAGAGGAGGAGGTGCTTCAACCCCGTCCGACTCTCCCGGTGCAGACCCGCTCAAATTATTTTTCATACCCCTTACTCCGACATCGGTCCGAGGACCGCCTAGATTCTCCGGTTCTATTGAATCCAATAATGCTTGTCCATCATCAACCGGCTCACCCGGCATTTCAGGTTCAGGCGTTGGGATGTCATCAATGACTGGCTGTTCAACCGTTGCTTCTTGTTCCTCGGCGGTTGCTAATTCCTCTTCGGCTTGTCGCTGTTCAGAAGAAGTGTCCTTGACTTTTTTTCTTGCTTCATTCAGCAATGCGCTACCCATACCCGCCACCTGTTGACCACGGCCATAGGGGTTATCCTGTCGCTGATTAGGATTAAACTTCAATATAGAATCAACAATACATTCGACTCCGATTACTGCTTCTATTCGATCACGCACTTTGCCACCCCAGTCTCTTACTCCATGTGTCGGCATCAAGGATTACAATGTTATCCCTATACTCTTTTGTTGCTTGAACAGACAAAGCGAGCGCAATGACCATATCGTCGTGTGCGCCTAAACTCTCCATCCTGCCATTCTCAAGCATGGTAAATGTTGACAATTCAGTGATAAGGTTGTTCATGTGCCTCAATGTCGAGCCTTGGTCCTTGTAAGGAATCGCTAAATGCCCTTGTTCAAAGTGTAACTGCAATGTATGAATTAACGCTTCTTTCTTCATACGGCTCATATTGAACGGTTTGATTGGTAAATCGCTAATCTCTTTTAATACTTGATTGAATGCTACTGCAAAGTTGTTTGTCTCTAATTCGATAATAACTGGGTTAAATCGTGCATTCAATTCAATGATTTTATCAATCTGACTACTGAAGTCCATCCCCTTTTCATGATGGGTGTGAATCACTCTCTTATGCCTGTTCTCATCCATAGCGATGACCATCATGCAGGTGTAATCCGCTTTTCTGTTTGCACTGATAGCAGGGTCCCAGCCAATGTAGTAATTGAAATGTTCATCGGGGTCGGGGTAATATGAGAGGGATAATGAATCGTCCTTTGCGTTTGCGATCATCTCTTCAGGGAATAGGCTCTCTTCACTGGATAGTGGTTGACATAGGTATTCACGGGTAAATGCAATAGAAGTCATCTCATTGCGTCTTGAGTTTAATGCGTCTATGTTCCACCGTTCAGGCCATAGGGGGTCGCCAGTCTTTTCGTTGATTGCCGGATACTCCCTGACTTCATACCCCTTGAGTCCTTTCAATTCAGCATAAAGGTCTGTGAAAGAGAACGGAGTCCCAACTATGCACAACTGTGCGGTGTGGTGAAGAACAGGCAATAGTGCGGTGTAAAACCATTGAGCGACGGACTTCAATTGAGTTGCCGCTTCACTGGATAAAATATCGTCAAGCACTACAATATCAGGGTGCGCTCCACGAACCGCTTTGCCAACAGACATTGCCCGAATAGAAGACTTGTTTGTCATTTTGAACAATTGCTTCGCCCATCCACGCTTCGGTTTTAGGTGCTGTAAAGCGGGGGTCATCATAATCAATTCATCCATTTTCGCCATGTGGTCAATGGATTGATGTTGACTGTGTGAAAAGAATAGGACTTCTGTTCCGGGGTTGTATGCCATTTTCCAAAGAAGGTAAACACGATAGAACACAGACTTGCCGTGGTCTCGTGATGCAATAACGCAGGTTTTGTTATGTCCCTCCGACATCTCATACCATTCTTTGTGAAAGTGTGCTAACTGAAATCCGCATATGTCTTCAAAGAAGTATTTGAAATCACGGCGACCCATCTCATAATCGACTTTTCCGGTTAAGTCGAGCAGGGGGTTACTCATTGGTCATCACCCCAGCCCGCAGGCAATAGGCTCATGTTATCCTGAACCGCCATTTGTTTCTGTGGACCCTGATCAAAGAATGATGAAGGTAATAGGGAATAATTGTCATTAGAGTTTTCTGATTTTAGCATTCGTCGGGGTGGCGTTCCATCTTCGCTTATTGTCCTTGGTGCAATATGCATACTCATCGGAATGCCTTCACCCAGTTGACTTGAGACCGACATCGGCCCCACGCCATCCTTCATACCTTCGCCCGGATAACGGACCGCCATATCCTTGGTTGGCCAATGATTCAAAGCCGCCAATAAACTAGCACTAAACGACTGGTTGCCAATCATTCTCTCTCCTTCTTTTCCTGCTAACAATTCTTTGAAATCATTTGGGCCGGTCTCATGTAAAGTGGCGTTGACATCATCAATAGGCATTCGGCGGGAGACTTCACTACGCATTTGTCTATCAGGCAGGGCGTGCATCTCCGGGTTGAGGTCATCAAATCCAAATTGTCCTTTCATGCCGGGGACCATTTTACCGGATTTTGGCGTGCCTTGTCCTTGGCCAAACATGATTCTAGTCTCCGAGTCGTCAGGGCGAGCGGAGCGATTCTTCGGTCTGAACCCTTTTTTCTTCAAAGCGTTGATGATCGAGAATGGCATCCCCGCTACTTTTTTTCTTGGCAACCCGCTCATCCCTTGTCCAGTCCTAGTGGCGAAGTCATACTGCGGCAGTTTCATCCCATCGAGACCTGTATGTCCTTCAGGATTAAATGGATGAATCAACTCCCCCGCTTCGTTTGTTGCCGTTGGGTCGGGGAACATTGATGGAGTTGTAATTTTCTTTGGTGAGTCTTTGTATTTACGCTCTAAAGCCCTTTGTAATGAGGAGAGATATATGTCTCGTTTCAAGTAATTACCATGTTCGTCTTTTTCGTCCAATCCGGGGACATCATCAATGTGTGAAAAACTGGGACCTTCAAAAGTCCGGTATTTGCTTTTTCCTGATGAGGACCCAATTGGTCCAATGGCCTTCACAGCCTCCGCTATTTTATCGGGGTCAACTTGAGTCACCCTGTATTTTTGGTTAGCATAGACATCTCTTGATTCATCCTTGAATCGCTGTCGGTCTTCAGGTGAAACAAAATTAGGGTCGTCCTTGTCTAATTCGCTTTCAAAAAACATGTTGTCATAGGTCTCCATTGGTTTACTCATGCCGGGGAGTTGAGTCGCCCCCACATTTAACATTCGACCAGTGTATCTGTCAATCGCTCTCATTCCAACCGGCTCCCCTGCGTCATTCCAATACACATAGGTATTTGGGGGGTTTCGTTGTTTACCTGTCCCTATTGTAAGTTTTCTTGCATAAGAGATTGCGGCGATCAACTCATCAGGAGATAGAGTTGGCGGTTCGGACTCTAACTCGTCAAAGTCGTAATGAGTCCCAAACTCATCCGGTTTCATATATCTCCTCATATTAGGGTCCCGGTCATTACCATAAGTGTATTTTTTTGCATAGCCTTCTTCACCTAGAGCCTCCCTTTCGCTTAGGATGCTCGGTGACTTTTGGTCTCCTTCAATAGAGGCAATGAGGTCGTTTAAGTCATCATACATGTCGTCATAATTCTCACCAAGAGCATTAGCCAAGTCTTCATCAAGACTATTCTTCAAATGTTTAGCGGCGGCGAGATTCCCTCCCTCGGCCTCCTCCATATACATCGGCCAATACTCCTCGGCATTTGAAGCGTATATCATAGGGAAGTCCTCCGGCTTATCCGGCTCATCCTTTGGCTTATCTAGGATGTCAGGCATCTCCATCATACTGCCCATAGTCTCGCCGTCCTCCGGTCCGAGGTCGGGGTTATCGAGGTCTCCGGGTGTTGCCCCTTCTATATCGGTTCTGATTGCATCCATGACATCAGTTTCAAACTCATGTCCGATGATGTCCTCTTCAGTAAGAGTCGGTTCTTCAAAGTCCTCTCCTTCATCAGCATCCTCCCATTCCTCATCATTAGGAGGCTCAACCTTTGCGTCTTCGACTAAATCATCGACTACTTCAATAGGAACAGATTGACCTTTTTCATTGTCCCACCTTGATGATGCCATTTGCTTTTCTTTGTCAGTGGGCGGTCTATTCAACTGCAACACTTTACCGTCGAATGTGGCTTCGCCTCCGATCAACTTCTCGGCCTTCTTTTTAGTGATTTTACTGCCGATGATAGTGCCATCATCCGCCACTTGATACATACGCTTAGGCATTTCAACCTGCATTGTCTCCTCGGCAATGTCTTCAGTTGATTCCTTTTTGCCACCAACTGGGACAAGGTTCAACAAGTCTAGCAACTTATCATTGTCAACTTTATTAGACAGGGGGATTACTTCAAGTAAACTATCGGAGTTTGGAGGCTTAGTTTCTTCAATAATCTCTTCTTGAATACGCCGGTTTACCCCCCCAATATCAGGATTCGTCTCGCTTTCAGCGGAGTCCAAATCGTTATTTGACATCATTTCGTCAAAGCCTGCTAGAGCCGCTTTATCCTCAACGGTCTGTTCAGTTTCCTCCACCTTTTCTTTTTTGGACGGAGAGCCTGACCAATTCACCACCCTTGTTGGGTTTTCCTCTTCCTCTTCAGATTCAGGGGTCGAATCAGCAGGAGGATTTGGGACCACATCAGCAACTTCTGTATTTGTTGCACTAGGGACTTCGGACACTAAGTCCTCTTTCGCATCATCCTTGTTTGACTTATTTTGTCTTTTAATCGATGCCCGCACCGCCGCCAGTTGTTCTTTCAACTCCTTTATTTCGACTTCCCGTGCTTTGACCTGTGCGGCTCGTTTTTTTGAGGCGGATATTTCCTTTGTTCTCGCCGCTGATTGGGCTTTGCTTTGATTGACTTTGTTGTTGATGTCATCAGGCTTCCCCAACTTTGAGCCGGGGGGTGCGCTTACTACTTCTTCAACAGGAGTTGCTGGGGGGGTATTGTCAGGAACAATGTCAGCAGGAACATATTCAGTTGTTGTATTTTGCACTACACCGGGGTCGGCAGGTGCTTCTGTGTCCTCACTGATCGTGCGAACCGATGGTGCGGCGGCGGCTTCACGCCTCTCCGTCATTCTCTCCATTGCACCCGGTATTCGTCTTGCTCTTTCTTGGGCTTGTCGTTTTGCACGACCAAAGGACTCAAAGAATCCCTTTTCTAAATCATCCCAAACTAAATCAAATGCTTCATCATGCCTATCGGACTGCTTACCCTCGGCCTTCAATAGCAAGACATCAAACTTGTCTTCGCCTTCCATTGCGTAGCATCTCCGTTGTATTTCTTGCTTGATAGCCTTTTCTCAATTCAATGGTTTGATACGCATTGCTGATTTGATTTTGAAAATGAATGGATTTGCTAAAGTCGCCTCGACCATATGAATTAAGACGCTGACGGCCTTGGTTCCGTTGGTATGCATTGTATGCACCACGAGCCATACCTGACGCTCCTAATGTTAAGAGGTTGGACATAAAGCCGGTTCCAATACCGCCCTTTGTTCTCGCTTGTGCTTGAGCGTCTTGGATTTGAGCCGCTTGAGCCATTGCCTGCGGGCTACCTTGAGGTGCGCCGCCTTGTTGTTGCTGACCACCTTGTTGTTGTTGCTGGTTGACATTTTGCACTTTCTGATCCATTGTCGGATTTTGTTGTGCGGTCAATGCATCTAAGTCAGGTGCGCCGGGAACAGTCGTTGCATTTATGTCTTGATTGGCGGCTTCGGCATTTGCTGATGCTTGAGCGACGGTTTCCCCCTTAGAAGCATCAGGTGCGACCTTTCCTGCGTTATACGCATCGGTTTGTAACTTGGATTTCGCATTGTTTTTTAGTGCTTGTCCTTGGCCCATTGAAATGTCTGATTGCTCATTTGGCCTGATATGTGTGTTCGCCTGTTGACCGGCAATAGCCGCCGTTTCAAGTCCCGCACCAATTGTGTTTCCAAGTTTGCCAGCGGCCCTGATTGGAGCCATTGCTGTTTGACCGAACCTGCGAGCAAGACCCTTTGCTTTTCCTTTAACTCCTTGTGCCGAAATTGGCCCTTCGCCACCGTAAAAGCCTTTATCGGCCCAATTTGCCGCTCCACCCATCAGGCCTGCCCCGATGTCTTTAGCCTTTTGACCGGGAGTGGTTGCGACATAATTCTTAATCAGCAAATGATTATCTGAACACCATTGAGCGGAAACACCATGGTCTGACATCAAATACGATTTGACCAAAGTGGTCTTGTCTTCGATCATCTGTTCTTCTCTTGCTTTTAGGATTAAGTCATTCATTGAATATCACCTTTACTTCTTGGACCGCTTCATGAGGGACATTGAATGATTTAGCAATATCCCGCCAGTCACCACGGCTGTGAATAATTGCAGTAATGTCGCTTGATGTCTTTTTCAAGCGGCCTGCTACAATTGAAATATCGACGGGAGACTCCGGGTTCATTGGTGTCGCACTTATGGTCAATTCGGACTTTGCTATATCAATTTGAACCTGTTCTAGGTATTGTTCGATTTGCTGTTTTTCGCCGTCAGACTTGCCAAAGATGCCACCGGGAAATCTGTTCCCGTATAAGCGTCCTAATGCGCCTCCAAGTGAATCCATAACGCCTCGCCGTGTCGAGGGAGGAGATGCCGCCCCTAAAGCATTGTTCATGCCGAGCGAGGGAGGGGGTGCGATTTGAGTATCAACTTTTGGAGGAGGGGGAGCCACCGCACCAGCACCTAAGCCGGGGGGTGACGAAAGGACATCTGTTGGAGGAGGTGCGACAGTTGGGGGACCCGAATGCATTGTCATTCCACCGTGTTTAGTATCCATGCCGGGGGCTGTCACTTTACTAGGGGTAGCCTGTTGAGGGGTGTCAGAATCAGGGGCAGGAGGGGGGGGTGATGCTGACAAAGGTTGTTGAGGCATTGGCATGTGCGTTCCTTGAGCAACCCAATTTGGGGCTACGCCTCCACTGTTGGCCAATGTCGCATGAGCCAATGCAGTATTCCAACGCTGTCTAAAGTTGCCTTCTTTTCTAGTCCCTGCGTGAGCGGTTTGCCAAACACCTCTAGCCTGTTCCTCGGTCAACCCCTGAAGGGCCATTAGGTCCTTTACGCCCGCTTCCATACCTCCGCCCGCTTGTGAATGACCGTTCTTACCGCCAATGTGGAGATTTTTATGCCAGCCTTTTTCCTGTAATTCAGGATGCGTCCAGCCCGACAAATCAGTGCCTAATGGCATTTGGGCTAATTCGCTACTGACTGTTGGGTCGCCCATCGAATCAGTTTGCATTTCATTAGGAATGTTTTGATTTTCAGGAGTAAACATTGCGGCGTTATCAGCGTATTGCCCATATGACTCCTCAAAGGAACGGTGATGAATACCACCAGTTACTTTCTTGAATGTTTTATTTTGCATCAATGCCTGATGTGCGGCTTGAGCGGGGTCGGCCCCAGTTTGTTGAGCCGTTGCCTGTGCCTCTTTGACAGTGTTCCATAATTCAACCAATGCTCGCCTGTCCGGTATTCTGATCGTGTTCCTATGAACCAAACCGGGGTGAATTGTATCATTAGTCTTTTTTCTGTGCTGTGGGCCTCCTTGACCTCTCCTCTCCTCCAATGCTTCTGAATAAGGTCTAAGCCATCCCTCTCCTTGTAAATTGATTTCACTTTTGATATTAGTGACCAACTTTCTTGTTTGAGGGTCCCAAGGGTCAATAAATCGACCATTGCTGTTCCTTTTTACATCCTTCATTGACAATGCATGAGGCTTATGTCCCCATTGCCCATCGACTTGGTAATCCTTGCCCATCACATTTGAAAAGGGTTTATTCATTGCATGTATGCCTCTCGACGCATTGATTACATTCTGTCTTTCAACTAAACTGTTAATCAAGGGTGCGCCCGCTAAAGCCGCCCTTCTAAAGGCCTCCATGTATTTGGGGTTGCTCGGACCCTCGTGGTATATGCGTGCGGTTTCTTCATCAATCAACCCTTTGCGATATGCCTCGTGTGCGGCATCACCTTCAACACCAGTGATTTCTGAATGCTGGATGTCGTGATGTGAATTGGCTAAAGCCGCCGTTGTCAGTTGGGGGTTATCCGTTTGTAATGCCGCATTGATGAAATCCCAAAGGTCGTGGACTCCTTCACCTTTGATGATCAAGAATCTATCGAGGTGCAACATTGATAATCACCGCTTACTAACAATGTGTTCAACCAGTGAAGTATCATCAAACATTCTGTAAGCCTCTTTATCCTCATCAAGTGTCGTCATTCCTTGGGGGGCGGAGGCTTTGTCCTTGCCCGCTTGGTTTCCAATTTTGGCTTCTTGACCGTGTTCAGGAGTTGACTTTTTCATCCTATTGAGTTTGTTTAGCATCTGTTCGATTTTACGGAGGAGGGATTTGACCTCGGCACGGTTCAATGATGCGAGACCGCCGCCCGACTTTGCTAGAGAAGGCAATGCGTCTGATGTCCCTAATGGGTCTCCAACTCCTCCGGGGCTAATGCGCTCCCTTCTTGATGCTGATGCTGATGTGGGGTTTGTCCCCATTTTGGGACTAGAAGGCATTTTTGTTGAGGTTCCTTTGGTTCCTCCAATTGTTCCCCCTCGTCCACCTGATGCTGAAGTATCATAGTGGTGAGACATCCCACGAGGCATTGCCCCTTGCTTTCTTCGCTCACGCTCATATGCCTTTTTCCTCTCCCATGCAACAGGGTCTCGGAGTCGGAGAGGGATACCCTCCGCTCTAGTAGCACCAAGCATTCTCAACGGCAGGCTCTTTGTATTCGGATTGAACGCTTGACGCTTTGAATATCGGTTGAGGTTTCTTTCTGCTGAAGCGGCACGCCTTTTCGTAGCGGATTTGATTTCACGACCACCACGGGCTGTTTTCTTGCCTTTTCCTTTTCGTTTCTTCTCACGCTTGCGCTTGAGTTTTCCTTTACGCTCGTCTTCATGAGACTCGTCGTCCTCTTCGTATTTGCGACCTTTGTATCTTCGCTTTGCTTTTTGAAGGACATCAGTCATTGAAAATGGGACATACCCAATGTGAAGTGCTATTGATTTACCTATGTCGGATTGATATGAGATTTGGCCTGTTGGACTTCTGATCGGACCAACATTCGCACCAACTGCTTGAGATATACCTCGGCCCGCTAAACCCATGTCAACGCCCAAAGCACTTTCTAGTAATTCGCTTGAACCTTCACCTTGAGGACTTCTTGAAATCTCCTCATCAATTTTAGCAGGCTTCATTGAGATATGCGGCAATGCTGGTTCTAATTCAGCCAATGCACGCTTTCGTCTTTTCTTAGCATCGGCTTGGTCCGTGCTTTCATAGTCTTCAGGACTTTGACGGCTATGGTGCGACAACCCCTCATTGTCCTCATTTGGGTTGACATCGTAGTCGCCCAGCATCTCCCTTGGGTTATGACCTCCGGTAAACTCTTGGGTTCTAGGTGTCCAAAGAGCAGGGTCACGAGGGTTAGACATTACCACGGGCTTCCCTCCTCATTGTGTTGTAATAATTCTGAACCTTTACTGGCAGGGATAGATACCAGTGTGCTAAAGAAGGTGTTCTAGCGTATGACTTCGCCATGGTGATCATCGATTGCTTCAAGCAATTTAGCACCTTGACGGCTTCGGTGAAAGGGATTTTAGGACCGCCGGTCTCCATCAAATCGACAAAGAGCATACGGACTTGTAACAAATCACCATAAATGGTCATTGCTACATCCTCCTGTCCTTCAATATCAAAAGAATCCATTGCTTCATTCCATTCTTTAACCACGAAGTCCAATGCATTCAAAAAACAAACCGCATCAGTTGGATTATCAACAATACCCTCGTGCAAGATGTCCTCAAGGTCTGTATCCTTAAGCATCAA